ATACAACTGCGTTCATTGAATCGCAACAGTATTCTCAGTTCATCCTTGAAAACTTACATGACTATCTACTTCCTGAAGGTATGTGGAGAGACGTAACAGACTTTGGTTCAGGTACAACTCTTAACATCAAAACAGTAGGTACTGTAACACTTCAAGATGCTGCTGAAGATACACCTCTTAACTTCTCACCAATCGACACAGGTAACTTAACACTTGCTATTACTGACTATGTTGGTGATGCTTGGAAAGTATCTGACGACTTACGTGAAGATGGTTCACAAGTAGACACATTAATGTCTATGAGAGCTATGGAATCTACACGTGCTTTAGGTGAAAACCATGAAACTAAATACTTAGCTGCTGCTAACAGTGCTCACACTACTGCTAACGCTAACGTAGTTAATGGTCGTCCACACAGATGGGTAGCAGGTGGTGCAGGTGCATCCACTCGTAACATGACATTAGATGATTTTATCGCTATGAAATTAGCATTTGATAAAGCTAATGTTCCTGCAGGTGGTCGTATCGCTATCGTTGATCCAGTTGTGGAAGCTACATTAAATAGTTTACAAAACTTAGTAAACGTATCTAACAACCCAATGTTTGAAGGTATTGTTACAGAAGGTTTTGCTCGTGATCATAAGTTCGTTAAGAACATCTTTGGTTTCGATATTTACACTTCTAACTTCTTACCATCACTAACAGCTACAGAAGCTATTGATGGCTCAGGCTATGGCTTAGCTAATGATACTGCTGAAGTTGGTGACAAAGCTAACATCTTTATGTGTGTTGCTGATGATTCATGCAAACCAATCATGCACGCATGGAGAAGAGCTCCTAAAACAGAAGGATGGAGAGACAACGAAGAGAGAGCTGACAAGTATCAAGTTACTTCTCGCTTTGGTTTTGGTGCTCAACGTGTTGACACATTGGGTGTAATTTTAACTGACGAAGCAACATATTAAGGAGATTAACTATGGCTTTTGAACAAGACGCTAAACGTGGAGTAGTTAATCACTATGGTCCACGAGAAACTAATGGCAAATATGGAGCTCAAACAGCTTCTACAGGTGTCATTAAAAGAGCTCAATGGGATTTCTCTTATGATGATCTTCCTGATGCAGCTACAAATGGCTTAGGTCATTCTGTTCCTGCAGGAGCTTACATTAAATCTGCTGTTATGTATGTAGATCAAGCATGGACTTCAACATCAGGTACAACTGACTTGTTAGTAGGTTTTGAACAAGCAAATGGTACAGCTATTGATGTTGATGGTTTGTTTGATGGTACTGAAGCTACACAAACAGCTATTGGTACTGAAGGTAATGTTATTGACGGAACAGGTGCACTTGTTGGTGCATCTATTGGTGCTAACGCAGGTGAACTTGTGGTAGCAGGATCTGTTGATGATCTTACTGCAGGTAAAGCTCGTGTCGTAGTTGAATACGTATACGACAAAGACTAATAGGTATGGGGACTTCGTGTCCCCTCCTATTTTATTTAGGAATATAAATGACTATACAACATAATACTATTGCTGATCCTGATATACATGAACCTAAAGGGGTTAGTACAGCCGTAACAGGTAAAGTTTATATGTCAGATGGTAGTGCTTCAGGAGACTGGGTATACCCTCCTTGTAAGCCTCATGCTGAAATCTATATAGCAGGTGGTACTACAGCTCATACATTAGCAGGTTCTTCTGCATACTCTAAATTAAATCCATCAGGTGAATGGACAGATTCTACTAATAATGACATACTTACTGTGGCTGCAGCTAGTGGAGAAATTAATTTAAATCAAACAGGTCATTATTACATATCATTTTGGATGACATTTACAACAGCAGCTATTGCTCAAGGTTCTGTTTATAATGTTAAATATGCGTTAGATGGTACTACAGCAACTCGTAAAGTATTTGTATCTAAACCAACTAATGGAACTGATACTATTGTTATTGCATCATCAGGTACTGTAGATGTAACTGCAACACAAACACTTTCTATTCATGTAGCAGGAGATGGTACTTCTTCAGGAACTAATATAATTCCAGTAGAAGCAGGACTTACTGCTTTATTCTTAGACTAGGATTAAACTATGGCTAAAATGACACTACTTGAAATGGTACAAGACATTATGTCAGACATGGATTCTGATGAAATAAATAGTATTAATGATTCTCAAGAAGCCACTCAAGTAGCTCAAATTATTAAATCAACTTACTATAATATTATAGATGGTCGTGATATGCCATTTTTATATGAGTTATTTCAATTACAAGCATTAGGTGATAATACTAAACCTACTCATATGAGACTACCTGAAGATATTATAGATATTAAATTTATTAAATATAACTGTCGTAAACTAACAGATACTAAAGATAAATATAAAGAAATTATTTATAAAACACCTGAAGACTTTATGTATATTGTAGATCAAAGAGATAGTTCTGCATCTGATGTAACTGTTGTTACTGACTCTACTGGTATTACTTTAAATATTTATAACGATCAAGGTCCTAACTACTTTACATCTTTTGATGATGATTATTTAGTATTTGATGCTTATGATAGTGCTGTAGATACTACATTAACTGCTTCTAAATCTAAGGCACAAGGTAAAAGAAGTGTAACATTTACATTAGTAGATTCATTTACACCTGATTTACCTGTACAAATGTTTACATATTTACTAGCAGAAGCTAAATCAAATTGTTTCCTTACATTAAAACAAATGCCTAATCCTAAAGCTGAACAAGCATCTATATCTCAAAAACGTAGAATGAGTCAAGAAGCTTGGAGATTAAAAAATGGTATTACGTTTGGTAACTATGGTCGTAAACCTAATATGAAAGGAAAACCAAACTACTAATGCTTACATCTAATACAAAAGCTTTTATTCATGCACAGCAGTATGGAATGGTAAAAAAACCTGGTGTAAAAGTAAAAAACCCATTTAAACATTTACAACTTAAAAGGAGAAAGAAATGAAACCTATGAAAAAGAAATCTATGCCTAAAAAGAAACCAATGAAGAAAATGGGTAAACCTAAGAAACAAGGATATTAATATGGCTCAAGATAATAAAAAACCTAATGGATTAACTAAAAAACAATTACAAGACATTCTTGATAATTTTGGTGAGTATGAAGAAGACTCTAGAAATAAAACTAAAGAAGTATTAGAAGATAATGAAGAAAGAGTACAAACCATTAAAGAAGCACCTAAGAATGGTAATCCTGCTGAAATACAAGAAAAAATAAGAAAGAAAAAATAAAGATGAAAGTTATTAAAACATATGAAACAGAAGGTGGCAAAGAATTACAATTATTTATTTGTCCTACTACTGCTCATCTTAAGTTTCAATTTGGAAGTGGTGGTGAACTACCTCACTCACTAGATGGTCATTTTACGTCAGAACGTATAGCTGATGTAGCTGCTCGTAGTTATTTATTAACAGCTCAACAAAAGAAACAAGCTAAGAAAGTAAAAGAAACACTTGACTTAAATAAGGAAGACTAGGTGGCTAGAGCTATTGAAAAAGCTTTTAGATCTTTTACAAAAGGTTTAATTACTGAAGCTAGTCCTCTTACGTTTCCTGAAAACGCATCTTTAGATGAAGACAATTTTGTTCTTAATCGAGATGGCTCTCGTTCTAGACGACTAGGTGTTGACTACGAAAACCTTTATCAATTAAATAATATTGGTTTAACAGCAGACACTATAAAAGAAAGTAAACAATCTTTTCATGTATGGACTACTCCAGGTGGTTCTACATCTGTTTCTATTGGTATTATTAGAGTTGCTAGTAAACTATTCTTTTTAGATTTACTTACAGCTAATCCTAGTGCTAATTTACTTAACAGTGGTAATGCAATAACTATATCAGGATTAAATAATGCTAAGATACAAACTGCTGTTATTAACAATAAATGTATTATTGTTTCTGATGATTTAAGTAAACCTGTACTACTTACATATAATTCTAGTACCGATACAGTTACACAATCTACTATTGATATTAAAGTACGTGATATATGGGGACTTGATGATGGTTTAGATGTAGATGAAAGACCTGCTACATTATCTGCTGATCATAAATATAACTTACGTAATCAAGGTTGGGCAGAAAACATTGTTACAGTTAGTACTCAATGGGATGATGATGATGATCCTGCAACACCTAAAGTAGCTACAACTGATGCTTTAGATGCAACTCGAGGAGCTCTTGATGGTTATCCAAGTAATGCTGATGCTCATGTATTAGGTAAAAACAGTGATGCAACAGATGCAGATTATGAAAAATATGATCCTACTATTCTTGAAAAAAATGCTACATCTCGTTTCCAAGTAGCTAAAGGTCGTATTATTATAGATGCTTTTAATAGAGGATCTAGTCGTGAAACTAATACAGATGTAACTGGTTTAAATACAGATCAAGAAACAGGTTCATTTTCTACTGTTGCTGCTTATGCTCAACGATTGTTTTATTCAGGTATTGTTTCTAATGTAACTGATCCTGATGCTAAATCACCTAACTACTCAGGTTATATTTTCTTTACTCAAGTAGTAACATCAGACGACCAACTAGGTAAATGTCACCAAGAAACAGATCCTACTGACCAAGCATTAAATGATGTTGTAGCTTCTGATGGAGGTACTGTACAAATTCCTGACTGTAGTAAGATTATTAAAATTGTGCCGTCTCAAGCTTCTTTATTAATCTTTGCAGAAAATGGTGTATGGGAATTATATGGTGATACTGGTGGTTTTAATGCTACATCATTTCAGTTAGGTAAAATATCAGATAATGGAGTACTTAATGCAGACTCTATTGTATTTGTTAATGGTGCTTTCTTTTATTGGTCTAATGCAGGTATTTATATGCTTACACCTGATGCTGCAGGTGGACGATTTAAAGCTGTTTCTTTATCATTAACAACTATACAATCATTATATTTAGATATTCCTGAGTTAGGTAAAGACTTTTGTAAAGGTTATTATGATGAAAAGGAAAACAGAGTTCGTTGGTTATATAATAATAATGACGACACTACTTATAATACTACTAACTACATAAATAAATATAATAAAGAGCTAGTATATGATTTAACATTACAAGCATGGTATACCAATACATTTGCTGAATTAGAAACAGATTCACCTTACATAGCAGATTATATACAAATACCTGGTTATGTAATAGCAGAACAAGACACTAATGTTTTAGTAGATACTGATGAAGTTATAGTTACAGCAACAGATGAAGTAGTAGTAACTATTGATACTCCTTTAAATAGAAGTTCACAATTTAGTTATCTTACTATTAAAGGAACACAGTTTACTGTATCTAAGTTTGCTAGTTTACAATTTAAAGATTGGTATACAGCAGATGGTACAGGAGCTAACTATTTAAGTTATCTTGTTACAGGTTATGAACTATATAACGACATAATGAGACGTAAACAAGCTCCTTATATTTTCTTTTATTTTAATCGTACTGAAGATGGTTATACTGAAGATGGTGCTACATTAACATTAAATAATCAATCTTCTTGTTTAGTACAAGCACAATGGAATTGGGCAAATAGTGCTAATAGTGGTAAGTGGGGTACACAATTTCAAGCTTATAAACTATTAAGAAATTATATACCAAGTGGAGCAGGAGATTCATTTGACTATGGTGATGGTGTAATTGTAACAAAGAATAAAATACGAGGATCAGGTAAAACCTTGAGTTTAAAGATAGAATCAGAAGAAGGAAAAGATATGGTTTTATTAGGATGGGCAACACCTGCTATAACGATTGATAGACCCTAGTGAAAAGATATATCTTTATGAAGAAGAAGGTAATGGCTACGTTGCTTTAAGTTGGGAGCCGTACATGGAAAAATGGATACTTCATATTGAATGTAAAGAATGGTCATTATCTACATATAAACGCTATCGTAAAGTAGGTGAAGCAATTAAAAAAGTATTAAAACGAAGAGGTATTAATGAAGTTTATGGTTTATCTAAAACACCAAAAGAAGTAAAGTTTAATGCTTTATTTGGTGCTGAATATACAGGTGAACTAGCTGAAATTAATCATGGAACAGAGTATCAATATATTGTTAAAGGAGTATTATAATGGGTGGAGCAGTAAGTGCTGTTACAAATGTCGTAAGTTCTATAGGTAAATTTGCAGATAAAGCAGGGATTCTAGGTAAATATATGGGTCCTATAGGATATTTTGCATCTGCTTATTCTATGATACAACAAAGACGATTAGGTAAAAAACAAGAAAAAGCAGAAGAACGACGTGCAGCAGCAGCAGCAGAACTTGAAGAAAAGAAACAAAAAGTAGCTGAGGCTAACATACAAAAACAACGAAGGCAATTAACTCGAGAGTCGTATCTTAAACGATCTAATATTATTGCTAACTTAGCACAAAGTGGAGTAGCATTTCCTGGTACTTCTGTAGTTAGTGGAGCTACTGGCTCACTACTTACTCAAGAACAACTACAACAATCACAGTTAACTGGTACTGAAATGGCAGGTCGTTCTATGAGTGATACTACTCAACAAATAGGAACTTATGCTTCTCAAGTAGCTACTACTGGTATGCAAATGCAAGGTTATCAAAACTTATCTACTTTAGGTTTTAATGTAGCTCGTGATTTTGGAGTAGGTAATCCATTTAAAGTAGCAAGTAATAATAAAACACCAAGTGATTACTTTGCACCTTTTGACTCAGCTATAGGATAATAAATGGGACTTAATTTACCTAAAGACTTTATAGTACCTGAGGTTGAAAAAACTCAGCCTTTAATGAATGATGCTACGGCTAATGAAGAAGCTATATATACTATAGGTTTAGATGGTAGTGCTGACTTTGAAGATATATTTAAAATGTCTGAAGATTTAAAGAATGGTATTACTGAAGATCGAAATTTAAAAGATGCTCAAATACAGCAAACAGAAGCTAATAACTATAAATCAGCAGTAGCTGATATTATTGACGATCCTCAATATGATGATTTAACTAAACGACAATTAATAGCAGACTACTATAAAGGTGTATTAGAACCTCAAGATAAAGAAGATGTTTTTGTAGAAAATATATCTACATTACCAGGTGGTGACTTTGATGTTGAAGATCAAAATCAAGATGCTCATTTATCTACTATTATAGATTCTCGTTCAGAGAAAAAAGACTATCAATCATTACAAGAAGACCAACAATTAACTGGTAATGTTATTGATTTCTTTAATAACTCTGAAATGGAATTTGGTCCTAGTATACCTAAAAATAAAAATGGTACTATTAGTTGGAAACAATGGGGTAAACAAACAACAGCAGAAACAACTGCTTTAGTTAATTTCTTTACTCAAATACCTGAAATAAGTGGTAACTTAGGAGCTCGTTGGGCATTTGCTACTAAAGATTATATTGATAATGGTGAAGTAAATTGGGAAACAATAGCTGAACGTGCTGATGCACTAATTAAAGAAGCTAATAATCCTATACATAAAGCTGCACATATGCTTACATTAGAACAGTATGCTGATAAAGTAGGTATTGGTGATGAGTTTAGAGATAGTATAGTTCGTAAAGGTGAGATGGCTATTAGTGATGGTATACAAACTTTAGCTGAAGTAGGAACTAAGTATGGTGTCTTTAAAAATAAAGAACAAGGTAGTTTAATTATTGAAACTGGTTTAATAGCTTATCCTATTGCTAAAGGTGGTAAAAACTATGTATCTCGCAAATACAATGAACGATATACTACTGTAGAATATATTGATCCTCAAACAGGTAAAACTAAAAGAGAACGTATCCGTGTTTATCAAAATGGACGTGCTGAAAATATAGTAGATGGTAGTCCTCTTGATAATGTAATACAAGCAAATCCTAAAGCAGGAGGAGAGTTAGCACTTACAGCTATTATTGATCCTACTAATAATATAGCAACTAAATTAAATAATAAAAAGTTCAATATTATTCATGATACTTTGTTAAATCAAGCAGACAACTTTACGTCTGATATAAGAAACACTCCTTCACTTGAACATAAATTAAAAACTTTAACTGAAGATTTTAGTGCTTTATTTACAGAAAACTATTTTAATCCTCTTCAAAACTATGAAGTTCGTAAACAATATGCTGACTTATTACAAGCTGTAGTATCAGAAAGTCAAGGTAAATTACATTTAAATAAATCTAAATTTACTTTAGCACAAAATAATATCTTTGGTAAATCTCGTTTTGGTAAAGATGATAGTTATATGATTTACTCACGACAAGAAGCTATTGGTATTTATAATAAAATTAAACAAGATATTATAGATCAAG